TTATGGCCCCTCGAACTCCAGTTTCATATGCGGTGGATTCAGGTCATTGAGAAGTTCGATCAGATCAGCTCCCGGAGACCTGTTGGTTGTCTTGACTGTCCAGTTCCACATTAGCGCCGCGGCGAACACCGGATCACCCGCGGCGCTGATGCCGGCGCGGAACATTCGGTACTCTTCGCCGCCCTCAGTTATGACTACCTCGTACCCCAATGTATTGCACAGCGACTCGAAGTGGCTTTTAGCCAGATTGCCTACATAGACGTATTGGGCAAGCAAAACCGCGCGCCGCTCATCGATGCCGGCGCCGGCCCTTATACCCAATCCGTACTCACGCTCCCATTGTTCGAGCAATGCCTCGGTCGTGGACGGGAACCACTCGCGCAAGGTAGACGTTATTGTCGCGGCTTCGGAATCCAGCAATGCCCCCTCTATCTCCATATCACGGTCAGATATGTCGCCAAGGGCGATCGGGATAAGTTTTTTTAGCGCATCAGCGTGCATCATACTTACACCTCCGGCAATAGCAGGATTGTAATATTAACAAATTTACCATATTTACCTGCCGAAGGATCCCAAACAGGTACTATATCCGCGGGTGGGTATACTACCTCGGCGGCAGCAGCCCCGTAATCGTGCATGATTGACGTGATAATCGAGCGCTGTATTGTTGCACCGAGCGGCAGATTGGCAATATAGGCCCTTATGGCCGCCACAGAGGCCGCCTGGGCCCAATGAATCCCTGCCCCACGAATATGTATAGTGGCATCCTGCGGAGTAATACCTGCTACCCTTACTCCCCACGAAAAACCGGCTCCAATCGGACGGAGATTTTGGATCTTTTGATAGACCTTATTGAGTATTTCCGGGGACGCCTCCGTCCTATCCGCTGAACTCACTACAACGATGTCAAAGGTGCCCTCGCCGCGCGCCAAAGGGACTACCCGCGCGTCTGTAATGCGCTCGTCATCATGTGACACGCTCCTTGCCCATGCTTCATAATCGTATCTATTGCCGCCAGCCATTTTACTCCGCTTTGCGGCGAGGACATCATCTTCTATCTGGGCGTCTGTGCGCGATGCGGTAAGTATACCGAATTCGGCGGCGTGAAGCTCCTTGTGGGCGCGATCTGCGCTTGTTACGAACATTTGGTCCATAACCCATTTCAACGCCTGACGGAGACCCCAGTGCATTGATGCGCTGCAAGAGGCTTTAACGAATAACACCGAACCCTCGGCAATGCTGTCCCCGCCGAACTGATTCCGATAGGCCGTCAGTATCTCGTTTAAGAGTTCGTTAAAATCTGTTTGAATAGCCATTTACACCACCTTGAAAAAGGTTTCATACGTAATTTCAGCCCCATCCCTGCGGACTACCTTAATATCCATATTCAAGAGCCCGCCGCGATATGCGGTTGCCGACACGCTAATATCGCGAACCATCCGCGATACCTTCATCCACTCAAGTGCCGCCCAGCCGTACCTTTGAGCGAGCGCTACATCACGGTCGGACAGCGTCTTTATTTCGTGGATGTGCGAACCGAAAGCAGGGTTCATGAACCACGAGCCACGACGAATGTACAGAGACAGCAGCACCGCATTCTGAACATCGTCGCCGGGATCGAGAGTCGCGTACGGGCGGCCATCCTCGTCAACTTCTATCGAAAAATCCATTTTTATACCCTTTAACAAAATTGATTAACGTTACACTATCTTTACTCTGTCCTTACCTGTCTCCACGATATGAGGCCCAGGTGTGCCCAGCGAAGCAAGGAAGTGACACATACAGTTTGCGGTAGTAAGTGCTGTTCCGGCCAGCGCCTCCCCTGTTGCTGGCCCAAACAATACCTTTTCAGCATTGACTACCGCCTTGGCGGCATTGACCGATACTTCACCCGCCGCCTCGATTGCAACCTTGCCGGCAGTACCGCCGGCTTTAACGAGAATATTTCCGCCAGCCTGCATGTGTACCACATTTCTAAACGCATCGTGGAGCGCGACCTCGCCATCATTTAACCCAATCTTATACCGCCGATCATCCGATGCGATCAGAAACACGTTCCCACCGCTGCGCAGTATTAAACATTCAGCCCCCTCAGGGGGACGTGACGACACTCCGTAATGTTGAAACATTTCACGGTTGATGAATTCCTCACTCGGCCGGCCACTCGCATCAAACCTTGCCGGCCCCCCCGATTTTGCCGGGCGTACCGCCTTGATCAATCCACGTATAATCGACATCATAGCACAAGCCCTGCCTCTCCCAGTGTTAATTCTGTAATTATGCCCTCCCGCGACAATTCAAACACGCGGCGGTAAATCAGCAATTTTTCGTGGATATCCAGCTCGTCATCATCTACCTGCACAAGTTCGTCTACCGCCCAGTTGTAAACGCCCTGGCTATGACCCTTCACACGATATTTGGCCATATCGCTTTTGGCCCGCCGCTGTTCGAGGATCATATTGGCGCGCTGGCGTACCGAGCCGCTGTCTTCCTCTATTGATTCAACCAGCGGCTTGTAATACGGCACACCTGCATCCTCAACGCTGGCGATGCTGTTGATTAGTGGAGGATCCTCACTGTCAATGCCTTGTTCCTGTGTTATTACCGTATATTTTGAATACCGTTCACTAAAATCCTGTGTTCGCTCGCCTTCTATTATGTACGCATTGGCCTCTCCGGTACGGCGTGTGATATTCGTAACGACCGCACCCCGGCCAGCCGGCTTACGGAAATGCAGAGCACCGTTTGCCGCCGCGTAGAATACAACTCCGCGGCTGGCGGCGGCGCCGCGCAGTACATCAAAAATTTTGTCTCCGGGGGCCGGCTGCAGATAGGGCTTGAGGGAATCGCGCCGTCGGGCGGCCTCGTCGGTGGTTATCTTAAGGCGGTTAATAAACGGTATCGTTCGCAGCAGCCGCTCAGCCGCGCGCGCGAGGTTAGTATTACTTATCGTTCGATAATCTTCACAGTAAGAATCAACAACGAGGCCCATTAAATCACGTCCGGATACAGCAATCGCACGACCCTTATCACTATACTTTTTAACTACCCTGTCAATTATGCCCGTCAATTCCAAAAAGCCGTTGATATACACCTGTGCCCTCATGCCGACTTTGACAGGTACAACCGAATCAGGATATAGCTCAAACTCAAATATCCCCGCGGCAGCGTACAAATCGTGCTCGATGCGATACTTCCTGAAATTAGCGTATCTGTGGTTGCCGATTACGATCTCAGCCGTGTCGCTCATACAGCCTCGCCTGCCCGGATACAAAGTTCGGGTTCCGAAAGTTATTGATGGTGACAATGCGGTCGGCATACGCATAAGGCAGGCCGTATTTCAGGCATAGCAGATGGAGCGGCATATCATCCTCCACCTCGACATTGATAATCCGGTCCCGGAGTACCTTAACGGCATTGATGTATCGTGTCAGCTCGTCAGCCTGCCCAGCCAAGACGAATACGGCCGGTGTACAGCCCATAGCGCGGGCGGCGGTCATGCCGTCTTGTATCACCTCGCGGATACGAGCCAAAGATTCGTCGAGCTCGTTGGCGGCTAACACTTGCGGTGCCGCAGGGGTACGGAGCATTGTACCGTCCGGCCGCCACACTTGCGCGTTTTCGATCCGGCGCAAAACAGCCTTTTCGCGTTCATCCGCCGCAAATATACGTCCTGTGATCAGCGCGCCGATACTGGCTGCCGCGACCATTATGTTATCCCGCAGCAATGGTACGGACGCGGCGAGCCGGCCTATGTTTGACCGGAGTGACGACACGAACATGATCGGCGCAGTGCCGGCATTATTCGCCGCCATCGCCGCGCGTTCTACGGCGGCCGCCACAGCGCCTATTACTACGCCTGGCAGGCTGAGGCCATAGTTAAACATTCCTACCACTGATTCAGCCGGGTTGGTTATGTCGGCCAGCATACCGCGCAGACCGGTTATTGACTGGTCAAGACGCGCGAGGAACGCCCGCGCCGAAACCGTCCGCGCGGGTACCTGCCCGCCGAGAGGCTGGTTTGGATTCACCTCAGTTGATGTATCCAATCCAGCAGCTCCATACTCCGCCGCCGCAGCATCCATCATCGCTTTAGCCGTTTTCTCGAAGCCCTCCTCAAGGTTTGCTTCGAGCGGAGGGTTGAACGCCGGCATGATATCGCGGTTGCTGTCCTCAATGAATTCAAAGCTAATCTCCGCACACTGCCGACGGCGATCATGGAGCGCTTTTAGAGATTTGATACGGCCATTGATGGTACCCAGTTCAGGGTGGACAAACGTATTAATCTGATTGAGTTTTGTGTGCTCTATAAAATACTCGGCGTGCTCATAATTTTGCCCGCGCCAGATGGTGCGAACTTGAAATCGCCGCGCTTTAACACCCATATCGTCAAGTATCGCTCCGTCGGCGAACGGAATCTCATACTCGACAATCGCCTTTTCAATGACTGTGTCAGTGGGTGAAAGTAATTTAAGCTCAAAACCATCAAGCATTGGCTTATATTTCATTTGAACGTTCCCCGGTTGAGGGTAGCGCTGATGTTAGTGTCAGGATCGTCCGATTGCGCTATAACACGATCACCGGCGATGCCCACGCTGAGGTTGATGATGTTGTTGTTTTTTACCTCAGCTGCGGGCGTGTTCGCTTCTTGCCGCCCCCATCCGCGCCCTTCAGACCTGTTATTGGCGATAAGCTCTTGTAAATGTTGTTCTCTAACATCTGCTGATACGCCTGCGAAACGCGAGCTATATTCATCTAATAGCGCATTTTGATACTGCGGGCCGTAACGGCCCTTAACGCCCGAAAAATATTTTTTGGACAGCGCGGCCTTAACCTTGCCGTCCTTAATGTTGCTCACCTGTCCCGCTCTGGTCAACCCTCCACCCAATACCTCCGCAGCGGTACCTGCTGCGCCAACCCCTTTGGCGACAAAAGTAACACCGGCCGCGATATGGCCCAGCGCCTCTGCAGTTGCCGTGAGATTGTTGCGAAACTCAGCCATTTTTTCGGGATTGCTCGTAAGTGCGTTCAGTTCCTGCGTAAGATTAGCTATAATTGGTGAGAGCGCAGCACCTGCGAACTCCTTGCCGGCAGCGGCCAGCATATTAAGTTGATACTTAGCCTCACCCTGCTTACGCGCAAACGCATCGGTTACGTGGGTGGCACGTTCACCGCTGCGGATAACATCATCGAATACTTTTAGGCCGGCATCATCTTGAAATGGCAAAAACGCCTTGCTGAAATTCCGCCCGAACATACGAGTTAAATCCCTTGCGCCCAGCCGTCCAAGACGTTGGGCAAATGCCCTATAGTCCTTTATCGCGCCATCAGAATCAAACATATCTCGACCAATCTTACGTTGGTAAGCGCGCGGCTTCTCGTTGATTCTGCCTATAATCTGATCAATGGCGTTCGCGGCGCCTTCAACCCCGCCAAATGTTGGCGCTATCGTCTTGATAAGGGCGTTGTACTCCGCAAAATTATCCTTCGTAAGCCCAAGTACCCGCACCGACCTCGCAAACCTGTCCATAGACATATTGTGCGTCCCCATCGCCGCCATGATATTATACAGCTTCGCGGCCTCCTCAGCTGACGCGCCCATATCGCGCCGAAACGCTCCGAATGCCTGTGCGGTGCCCATCACATCCGCCGACATAGCAGTAGACGCCCGCCCGACGCTCTCCATAGCCGCTTCCGCGAAAGCCGTATCTCCCGTAACATTGGCCATCTCTCTGACCGCGCTAACAAGCGCTTCGCGGCTTTGCCCGGTTGTATAGGCTGTCGACTGGATTGATGCATCAAGCTTCATCATATCCTCAGTACTCAAGCCTGCGGATATGCCCAATGTAGATATGGAATCCTGATACTGCATGAGGTCGCGGGCGGCCATCATAACACCTGCTGTCCCGCCGATCAGCGCCAGCGGGTTGGCGAGTTTGCCGAATGCGCCGGTGATGCGCTTGCCGACTCCGGCGAACATACCGCCAACCTTGCCGGAGAACGTTTTCACCTTGCGCTCGGACCTGCCGAGTTCAGCGCCGAGCAGTTTGCCGTCGCCGGATATAACAAGCGATAATGTCTCAGTCCTCATCGACATCTATGGCCACCAGTTCTTCTTTGGCTTTGAAGGCGTTACTCCCCGCAGCTGTCTCGGGCCGCAGGGCCATCTCCATTATTGCGATGTAGGCCCACTGCCCGTCTGTAAGCTCGGCGGCGCAGACGCCAAAGAGAGCGCGAGCCTTTTCAGCGTGGACGTACTTAAAGAGTTCAAGGCCGTAGCCGCCGGATTTTTTTTTACCGCCTCCACGAGCGTGTCGAAGTCAGCGTCCGACATGCTGTAAAGCGATGGGTTGAGATCAGCGTCCAACTCGTTGTAGCGATCTATCAGCCACTCCTTAACATCAACCGTGAGCAACTTACGAAAGTCGGTAATTGTCGGAGCCAGCGGATTCCCATCAAGACCACGGCAGGCGCGGTAGAGCTGCTGAACAGCCTTTTCCGCCTCGTATGCCTTGATGTTCGCCATAGACACCTCAATATCCGCGGCTTTGAATATCGTGTCCGCAGCCAGTGATGCGTCGAGAATATCCTGATTCGTCAGGACATTGATACGGACCGTTACGTCCTCAGCCCCGGGGAACTGAACATCTATGTGGCCGCGCCGGCCAGCCTTGATTTTTTGAAGGAGGTTCATTAGTCGATATCCATTCTGGCGGCGATGAACTCCAGCGGGATTACTGCTTCCTGCGCGCCGTCCATAGTCGCCTCTCCCTGTGACAGGCAATCGACCCCGCTGTATGTAACGCGCTTGCCGCCGTCGAGTTCAATGATAAACGTGTCGTCAACCACGTCTGACCAGTCGAGTTTGGCCCCTGTTTTAGGTATGGCGTAGTCGATAGAAAACTTGTACGGCGAAACCGTATCAACCGTACCGGTACCGTCCATAAGCTCGACTTCTGTCCGATGCGTTTTTTCGCCCATTTTGAAAGACTTCATGTCTTCCAGTTTTGTGCCGTTCCTCAAAACGGTATTGCGCGAAACGTACTTTTTAGCCATGCTAACCCCTTTTCAAAATGGCGACGAGTTCGTCACAGTGTTGACGTTATAGTGATATTATTAGCCAATATGTGCAGCGCATCCACAATATCAATCGGGATGATGCTGTCTACCCGCCCCGGAACGTTACGATTGCGAACGGATACAAACTGATCCGCGAACGCATTGACGCTGTTCAGACCGCCCATCGCCTCAATCCGACGGCAGACATCAAGATTGGTCGACCGCACATCGGCCGGAGTAACCACGTTGGGCGGTTCGCCGGCAACGTGGTTATCGCGCAGCACTTTGTTCTGAAAGTCGGTCAGGTGGCGTACCCGAACCGCCTCTCGGACATAGTCGGCCGTTGCGATCTTGAGGGTATCGAGGAACGTGTCGTCCTCAGCCCCGGCATCATTCTTGACGTAGGTCGATATCGCCCTGACGCACCTGACGCGGTCACCCGCGCCAACCTCGAATGGCGTGACGCCGCTCCACAGCAGGATATTGTTGATCTCGTTCCAGTTCCATCTGTCGGTAACGGGCGGTGAGTCGCACCCAACGAGTCCAATGTTATTTACCGCAAGCCAGGGCATTGGCTCTGCGGCAAGCATGGCGGCAAACGCTGCGGCGTTTTCGAACGGCGCGCGCTTGGCTCCGGTTATCCCGCCGACACATATACGCTTGTCGTTGATACCCTTCGCGAGAGTGGCCATATCCGCGATGTTTCCGTCCACAAACATGAAGCCGCGGCCACCCCGCTGATTAACCTCGTTCGAGACCTCATTGAGATACTCCGACAGCGCGATCGCCGCTGCCGCTGTCGCCCACGCAAGTGCGACAATATGGAAACGCTGGCCGGATACCTTGTCAAAAGTATCCGTGAGGTCGGGGTCTCCGGCGCCGCCGGTATACGCGGTAGTAGCCGCCTCAATGCCGGGCACGTCGCAATCCACAGCCGGCTTGCCTTTTTGCCCGAGGAAGTTTCCGGTCGTACCCTTGTTCTTCGCGGTCAGCGTAATCACCGCGCCGTTGGCGTAAGCGGTAACGGGCAGGTCAGGCCGCGCGTTGACCTGATCAGCCAAATCGGACGCTATTTTGACAGGCGTACCGCCAGCAAGCCCGTCAACAAATCTGTCGACACGTACGGGTATGCGGTCGGTACCGACCCACAGCGTAACCTGTCCGGTAGCATCAGCTGACCCGGTAAACGTGATGGCGGCTGAGGCCCCTACGCCTGTTGAGGCATCGTCAACTGCGCAGCCGGTCAGCGACAGGCTGCCATACTGCCGGAACGCCGCCCACGCCATACGGTGCATGATTGACCCGGCGCCCCAGAACTCAGCTGCCTGTGCCGGCGACGTTACTTGCGCCGGAACGCCTGCGGCAACCGTGCCGTCGGCTAAACGCGGCGCTATGATAAGCATATCTTGCCGCATCGACGGCAGGCCGCCCATGGCACCAACGGTGATCTCGTTGTACGAGCCGGGCCTTCTGATTGATTCCGATATCATTATTTATTCTCCTTTGCGGCAAAGACTTTCTTATTTGATGCTGTCGTCGGCTTTACGTCTTCGGCGTTGACAGCGAGCAACAGCGACCCGTCCGCGATACGCCGGCGATAGTACGGTGTTAGGGGTACGTCCACGCCAACGGTATCGTTGACCGGCACAGCCTTCGGGTCTTCCTGCGGGCACATACAGCCCGGTTTAGCCATCACTTTCACGTGTATCATCCACACCCTCCTTATTTTCATCAGATTCATCTAACGTGAAGAGGATTTTCCCAGTTGACATGGCCTCTCCACCTAACGCTATTTCCTGTTTGCCGAGGTTTTCGCCCCTATACGTGTACTCGTTGACGGTCATCAGCAATTTTTCCAGCGTTTCATCGTCGCTTAGATCCAGTTTAAACGCCGTTTTAAAGTCTATTTTATAGAGCCTGAAACCTAAGGCCGGCCCATCGGCAGTAAATACTTCCGTCATAGGCCCGGCGGGTTCAAGCGGCTCGATGTCAAGATTAAAATCCTCGCGCACCAAAGCCGCCGCTACTGCAAGGGTTAGGGGGTAGGCGCTGTCATGCCGAGCTTTTGGCTGTACGCCCTTGACCACGATGTATACAGATATTACCGGCTGCAGCTCGTAGTACGACACGATCCACTCAAAGCCGATCCGCTCTGTCGTGACAGCGATTGCCGGCGGCGCGACTGTGTTTGATAACCCCTTACCCACATCAAAGGCGCTTACCGGAACCTTTGCCTTTTTAAAAACGGTTTCAAGATGGTCAAGCATCACCTTTTCGATTTTATTGATAAGATCGTGCATCGCTACATCCTCGACAGCAAAGATTGGCTAAAAGTCGGCTCCGGCGCCGTTATCAGCGCAGAGGCCGGGGTTGGCCGCCTCAATTCCGGCACAGACGCTTTCTCGGACTGAATGTCCTTGAGCATCGCCATATACCGGCTGCGGCGATCCTTTATCCCTTCCGGCACGTCCAATTCCCTCCGGCGGTCGTACAGGCAGCACAGCGCAAGGTTCGACGCTATCTCCACGATCTGAGGCGGGAAAGGTCTATGCAACGGCAGTATATAACGTCCCCCGATATACGAATCGACGACAGCTTGCGCGCTGGCGCAGGCGGACTGAATGTTCCGGTACGCCGCGTTGGGCGGACGGGACATGAAGTCGCCATTGTTATCATCGTCGGTCAGCTGCAACAACACCTCCCGCGTTTGGAGCGGGAGGATTGTTTTGAGGGACGCATACATCTGCACTCGAGCCATACAGGCGTTCTCCTTAGGCCGCGGCGTTCTGTATGAAGTAGCCGAGGTCGTTGGCCGTGATCAGCTCGCGGACGCGCATGCCCACGCGGATCCTCGTGCCGCCCTCCAGCCCGATCTTGGAATCAAAACCGGATGTGACGAACCGCTCGCCGAACTGCGCGGTAACACCAAACGACACTTTCCCGTTCACGTCGGGCATCGCGTTCTGATAAATCAGCGCGATATGATTCCCCCAAATGCGTTTCTGGGCCATCTCCTGTCCCTTAGCCTCGGTATTTACCCAGCCGCTGCCGACGAGTATCTTATCGAGCTCGAACAGTTCCGCCACCTGCTGCCGCGACGCTGTACCGCTGTCGCCGGCGTTGCCGTGCGCGGCCTTGACAATCTTGGGGTTCGTGCGGAGTGCCGTCCACGCGCCGTGGCCTATGACCATTATGTTCGGACGCATAATGCAGGCGTCAAGCGCGCTCAGGACGACCTTAATCGGATCGCTGTCAGGGTTAGTGAACTGATTCGCTCCGGCCAGCGTAATCTTGTTCTTGGCGCCATAGCTGGCGGCGTTAAACACGAGATTCGCGGTGCGGACCTCACGGCCGAGCAGTACCAAATCCGTGGTTGACACCGTTGCTCTGGCGACAGGGTCGTAACCTTCCGGCGCGTTGTCGATGTCATCCTTGGGAATTGCCTCCTCAAGGCCGTGCCCTTCGGTGGAACCATCTTTTTCGGTGTACCCGAATTCAACCTCGCTGACAAGGCCCTTGCGCCCGACTAACGTATCGGGTACCGTGAAGCTGTCCTTTGCCTCAAAGACGCGGTACTTGAAATTCTGCTTCCCGACAGGCACAAGCGGCAGCACCTCGTCCGCGATCAGCTTTTCGTTCCTGTACGCCACCGCAATGGCGGTAAGCACAGGATCGACGGGAAACGGCGCGACCGCCGCGCCGGAAAATTCAACTTTCTTTTCAGTAGACATAGCCTTAATCCTTTCTGTGTTATGACGCCGCCGTGAGGGGCCTCAGAAAAACGTTAATGATGTCGCCAGCGACGCCGGCCCGCTCCGCGCGGCCAATGCTCTCGCCGGCGCCGGTGAGCGTAACGCCGAAGCCGCTGCCGTCGGAAGTGATCTCGTCGCCCAGCGCAACCGTACCGCCGAGCCTGACCTCGGCAATGCCAATGCGGTGGACATCGGCTACGCCGCCCTCGGCGGCGCCAACAAGACCGGTTACGCCGACAAGTTTGTCCGTTGTGGCCATGGCCGGCGTAACGCTTCCGGCAACGCTTCCGCCCGCCCAGGCCACAATCTGGTTAGGCGAGACCTCTGCCGCCGCCCTGTACCCCTTGGTAAAAATCGGATTCATAGCATCTATCTCCTATGGTTAATTGTTAAGTACATGTTTAACGGCATCAATGGCGCTAACCGCCACGCCCTTTGCCGCCATTTCATTGATATAGGCCCCCGCCCGCTTGCCAATCTCTGAACCATCGGTGGAAGGTGTCACCGCAACAGAGGCCGCAAACTGAGGCGGGGGTGTTATTTCTCCGGGCCGCGGGATCTTGCACGGCCTGCTCATTATGTCGTTTTTGTAGATGTCGAGCGCTTTGGGGTATTTTACTGGATCGGACGAGAACTCCGCACCGCCCTGCATGAACATCGCTTCCATGTCCTCAAGCCTGCGCGGCTTCTCGCCCGGCACGATCCTTCCCTCGCTGATGGCTGTTTCGAGAAAGGCGGAGAAGTCTGCGGTACGCTTATCGTATTCGAGCACGACAATCCTGTCCTCAAGCGCTTTCTTCTCGTCAATCAGCTTCTGGGCCGTCGCGGTGAACTCTGACAGGGCTTTCTGCGCGGCCTCGTACTTGGGCAGCAGCTCGTTGTACTTGTCCTCATAATTATTACTGGCCGCAACGGCGGGAGGTTCACCCTCAGCAGGCGTATTTTCGACAGCCGGCTTTAAAGCGCTGAATTCCGCCTCGCGCTCCTCTTCAAGCACCGGCAGATTCTCCTTGAAGCTGTTTATCCGATGCTCCGGTATCAGCGCGTCCGCCGCTTCCACGCTGCTGCGCTCGATGATGTAGTTCTTTATGGCGCGGAACATCTCGCCGATGTCTTGCATCCTGTCTATTACCCACCAATCCGGCGCGTACGCAAACTCGGCAAGGCTCTGGGCGGCCGATTCGGTTACATCAATCAGCACACGCTCTTTAGGGTCAAGCGCGCAAAACTCCGCGATGGGTTTTAATCCATCTATGGCCGGGCTCTGCGCCGAGAGCATCGCGACGTGGTCTAACCGCGACAAATCCCGCGTCAGTCCGGCGCTCACGCCGGGGAACCCGCCGCGGCGTACCAAAGCGGCGAACTCCGCGACCACCTTGCCCGGCCTGAACAGCAGCTGATCGCCGGCAATCTTGAGCGCCTCAACGATCCCGAACGACGGGGCTTTGTCCGTGTCGGGATGCCCCACCAGTATCGCCGGCGGGCGGCTTGCGTCGAAAGTCGATACAATCTTATTAAGAACCTCCTTCGTAATATTGTAAATCCCGCCGTGACGGTCCTTGAATGTACCCGTGCGCATAAGAGGCAAAAACTTCGACATATCTATCCCTTTCGCTAAACCGTGTTATTATTCCATCGCGGTGGCCAGCCGCCGATCAAGTGGCCCTACACGATAAAGATACCCCATCGGTATGCCCTTATTTTGCTGAACGGTTCAGAAGTTTTTTAGGGCGCAGTGGAGTTACATTTATTGATAGCGGGTTTATCCCGCTATCACTTTTAACAGGTCGCGGAAAGGCGGATGACGTGGATTTATCAGATGTAGCCACTTTAGTTAATGGGATCGGCACGATCCTCCCGGTGGGCATATCGGGCGCTATGGTGGTGTGTTTTGCGCTCTATATTAAGTGGCAGTCTCGCCGGCAGGACAAAGAGCGCGAGGAACACATGGTCAAGTGGGATTCGATGATAACGCTGCAAGAACGCGCCATGCAGAATCTGGTCAATATGCACAAGGAGGAGCAGGCGCGCACGATAGACTCCCATCAGCGTGAGATGAACAGGCATTACGCGCTGGCAGACCGGAACACCTCGGCGCTGGAATCACTCGCGCATCAGCTAACCATAATAACAAAGGATATGAAATGAATAGTGAGATCGCCGTACTGCGCGGCAGACTGGCCGTCGCCGTTGAGCTGGCGGGTGCAACAGAGACGGGCATAAACTGCGATATTGCCATTATCCGCGCCGGTGCAGATAAGTACGTTGATAAGGCGGAACTTAAAAGCGACCAGATTCTGGCCGCCGCGGTGCGCATCAAGGAGTCTGTGGCAAAGCTCCGCGAGCTGAAGGCCCTTATCACGTCCATCAAGATAGACTTGGGAGAAGAATGAAGCACGGCGAGGGCAAGGAGGAGGCGCGCGACCTGTACTGCTATCAGGGCGCAACGTTCGAGGAGATCGCCGAGCGCACGGGCCGGAGCGAAAAAACCATCCGCTCGTGGGCTTCTTCCGAGAACTGGAAGCAGACCCGCGACGAGGTTGTCAGCTCACACGCGACAACAAGGGAGAAGCTGCACACGCTTATAAACAAGGTTACCGACCGCATGATTAGAGATTGCGATGGCGAGACCGACCTGTCCCCGCAGTCTCTCCACGCTCTAACGAACCTTGTAAGCGCAGTGAAAAATTTGTACACGTACGAAAGCAAGGCCAAAAGCGAGGAGCCGGCGGTACCGGAGGAACAGGTATCCCCGGAAGACCTCGCAAAACGAGTCAAAGAAATTATGGGGGCGTAGGCAGGATTATGACCAAAAACGGCGCGGGCACGGAACACGAGATATACAATTACTTCCTGCTGTATCAACGGGAGTGGATTGATGACGAATCTCCCATAAAGGTGTGGGAGAAGTCGCGGCGTATCGGCGCTACGTATACGCAAGCCTACGAAGACGTGCGCGATATCGTTACGCGCAAGGAGTACACGCCTGGGCGACCTATAAAGCGCGTCTATTTTTCATCAAAAGACGAGGAGGCCGGCAAGGAGTATATCGAATATTGCCAGCGTTATGCGGAAGTGTTCAATGTTGTGGCGAAAGATATGGGCATACAGGTTATAGACGAAAAGAACGGCGTCAAGGCCAGCGTCCTCGAATTCGCGAACGGCGGGAAGATACTCGCGCTGTCGTCCGCGCCTACGGCGTTTAACTCCAAAGGCGGCAAAATCGTATGGGACGAGGCCGCGCTGCACAAAGACCAGCGCGCCATGTGGTCCGGCGCACAGCCCGCGGCGGGGGTTTGGGGATACCCAATACGCATACTGTCAACCCATAAAGGCAAGAGCACGCTCTTTTACCGATTTTGCGAGCGGATCCGCAAAGGCCAGTCCGACTGGTCGCTGCACCGCGTAACCATAGTGGACGCGGTCGGCGAGGGGCTTTGCGATAAAGTGTTCAACCGCAAAACGTCGGAGCAGGAGCGCAACGAGTATATCGAGCGGCTGCGCAGCTCCTGCCAGGACAGCGATATCTTCAACGAAGATTACATGGCCGAACCTATCGACGCCACGACCGCCTACATCACATACGAAATGATAGAGGCGTGCGAAAACGCGACCACGCTCCGCTCACTCGACGACCTGTCCATTACCACAAACGCGCTTTACGCGGGGTGGGACATAGGCCGCAAGCGCGATCTGTCGGTCATTTGGGTATTAGAGGACGTAGGCGCGTTCCTCGCCACGCGCGTTGTTAAGGAGTTCGACCGCACCGCGTTCAAAATACAGGAGGCGTACCTCGACCTCGTCATGCGCCTGCCGCATCTGCGGCGCATCTGCATAGACCAGACCGGTATCGGCCTGCCGCTTACCGAGGCCGCGCAGGAGCGCTACGGAAAATCCACGGTCGAGGGCGTTACGTTTACGAGCGGCAACAAGGAAGCGCTGGCCGTGGGTACGCGCAACGCGCTCGAAGACCGCCGTGTCATTCTACCGAATGACGCCGCAACGCGCGAGTCGATACACAGCATCAAGCGTATGGTCACGTCTGCCGGCAACATACGCTTCGACGCAGAGCGCACAGACGAAACCGGACACGCCGACCGCTTCTGGGCGCTCGCGCTCGCCATACACGCCAAAACGGGCGGCCCGTCAGGCCCGGCATGGGCTGAATCGCGCGGGGTCGTGCTGGACAGGTTTAACAGGTTTACGGACAATATTTCCATGGGGTATTATTAATGGGCGGATTAGACAAACTCAGTTGGTCTATAATAGTGTGTTTTATCGGCGTCTGGACCGCAATCTTATTAAAGAGGGATAAACTATGAACAGTATAGACTTCGCATCACGCAGCATGGCGCGCTATCTCACCCGCGAGATCGCCGCAGGCAACTTGCTCAATATGTGGGGGCGGCTCTACGCCAACCTGCCCAACCCCGACCCGGTGCTGCGCAAGCTGGGCCAGCCCATAACCGTACTCAACGAGATACGCCGCGAGAACCACGTGTCGAGCTGCGCCCAAAGCCGCGAAGCCGCCGTTACCAAAAAGCGCTGGGCCATAAGCCGCGACAACGCAACCGAACGCGCAGCCGAGACCGTGGAAGCGGCGTTCAAAAAACTGAACATCCGCAACATCACCCGCGAGATGTGCGAGGCGTGGGGATACGGCTATCAAATATCAGAAATAGTTTGGGAGCGGCAGGGCGATCTGCTGCTGCCCTGCCGCGTCTTCGGCCGCCCGCGGATATGGTTCGCGTTTGGCGCCGAACACGGCGAGCTGCGCCTGCGCTCCTCGGCAGGTGACATGCGGGGCGTGCCGGTCGATGACTACAAGTTCCTGCTGACGCAGCACCGCGCCAGCTGGGAGAACCCGTACGGCGAGGGCGCGTACAGCTCGTGTTTCTGGCCGGTCACGTTTAAAAAAGGCGGCCTGCGCTTCTGGGCGACATTCATCGAGAAGTTCGGAATGCCGCACGTAGTCGGCAAGCTGCCGAGGGGCGCGTCGAAAGACGACCGCAACGATCTGCTAAACAGTTTGGCGGGGATGGTGCAGGATGCCATTGCCGTTGTCCCCGACGACAGCAGCATCGACGCGACGCAGGTCAACGTAACCGGATCGTCCGACGCCTACAGCGACTTCGCGGCCTACCACGACGGCGAGATTTCCACCGCCATACTCGGACACAGCGCGGGGGCAACATCCACACCGGGCCGCCTCGGCGGCGACGACATGGCCGCCGCCGTCCGCGCCGACCTCGTCGAAGACGACCAGAAGATGGTCGAAGAAACAATGAACACCCTGATCGCCTACATACACGAACTCAACCCGTCCCTCGGCGTAGAGCGCCCCCGGTTCGAACTCTATGACGAAAAGGACATAGACAAACAACGCGCCGAACGCGATACGATGCTGATGAACACAGGCAAGGTCAGGCTCACGAAAAAATACTTCGTGGACAAGTACGACTTCGCGGAAGACGAGATAGAGATTATAGAACAGCCCGATCCGCTCGCGCCGCCGCAGTTCGCGGCGGCACCTGCCCGCCGCGCTCCGGCAACGACGCAGGCGGAATTCCAGCTGGCCGTTGACACGCTCGCCGGAGAGCTGCCGGACGAGACGATTCAAGCGCAGATTGAAGACGTTTTAAACCCCGCTTTAGAAGCCATTAACAGCGCCGAAAGTTTTGATGATGTTATAGCCGCGCTGCCCGGCCTGTACGGTGATATGGATACGGCGGAAATCCAAAAGACCGCCGAAAAGACAATGCTCCTTGGCGAAACGTGGGGCAGAATATCAAGCGGGGGGAGCGCACAATGAGCGACCCTAAGATACTCCTCGACGCCTTCAAGCAAAAACCCGCCGCCGCTATCGAATACATGAAGCGCAAGGGCTACGGGTTCTCGTGGAACTGGTACGATATGTGGAAAGACACTCACGCCAGGGCGTTTACCGTGGCGAAAGCCATGAAGGTCGATCTTTTGAGGGACATACGTAAAGCCGTCGAAAAGGCGCTGGAGACCGGGATGACCTTCCAGCAGTTTCAAAAGGAGATAAGGCCAAAGTTAAGCAGACACGGGTGGCTGGGTGATGTCGTTGATAAGAAGACGGGGGAAGTTGTAACAACCGTAGGCTCCCGGCGATTGAAAACCATCTACCGCACAAACCTGCAAACGGCGTACATGGCCGGGCGGTACAAGGGACAGATGGAAGCTGCGGAGGATTTGCCGTATCTGCAATACCTCGCGGTGATGGACGGCAAGACGAGAGACGGCCACCGCGCTATGCACGGGCGCATCTTTCGCGCGGACGATCCGATATGGAACGAGTTCTACCCGCCCAACGGCTGGGGGTGCAGGTGCCGTGTCCGCAGCCTGTCGGATAAACAGCTACAGCGGGCAGGCGTACAGCCGGAAAGCTCCGAGGGCCGGGTAGTCGAGCGGGAGGTCGTAGTCGGCAAGGGGGAGAACGCGCGGATTGAAAAAGTCAGCGGCGTAAATCTTGGGAACGGGAAAGTCATGTGGACAGGGCCGGGCTGGAACTACAACGCCGGGAAAGAGGCGTGGATGCCGAACTTGAGCGTATATCACCCGGATGACGCAAAGGCGTTTATACGCGACAGCTTCAGCGGGCCGGACTACAAGCGGTTCTTTGACGCAAAAGGGATGATCGGCGGGGCGATACCTATAGCGATTCTGCCCGACGATTACATGGAAGCCATAGGGGCTAAAACCCATACGGTACGACTGTCGGCTGAAACCTTGTGGAAGAACACGTCAAAGCACCCGGAGCTTTCGATGGCGGATTATCAGCAGACGCAGCTTCATTTGGAGCAGGCTGACGCGGCGGTTATTGTTGCTGATGGAAACGGAGCTGAAAACCTTGTGGTTTTTAACAGGGTCGGCGATGACAATTATAAAACGGTGTTTAAGACAGCTCGAACAAACAAGGGGGAGGTGTTTTTGTTGTCCATGCACCTGGTTACAGAAAATAACGTACGGAATGTTTTACAGAAAGCAGTACGGGTTATCAGGGGGAAAATATAATGGCTCCGTATGGGACCGCTGGTTCCCACATCTGGCACGCTGCCCTCGGCAAGCGGATTTTCCGAGTAACGGAGCCTATACATAATATACGCCACGGACGGCGAAAAAACAAGATAAATTTTGTACTTATATAATATAGAAGGTGGAAAGGGGCAGGGTATGGAATGGTATTGGATCGTGTTAATTACGGTTTTTGCGGTACACAGCGTTAATCTGATCTTGTGGACGGTATCGGGAGACTATGATTCTGACCGTGCCCACAAGATAGCTATGTCGTGCAGCGCATATTACATAACGCTTGCTATCGTCTGGCCGGTACATATCGCGGTGAAGGCTTGGTCTCGGCTCAAACGCAGAAAGGGGAGGTAGAACCATGCTAACCAAAAAACGGATTAGTGAGATTGAAGAGCGGCTATCCCGCAGTTACGGTATAAAATGCCCGGATTCGCTTATAACGACTGGCGCAATGGCTATCGTTCGGGCTGACGTCACCGACCTGCTGGAACACATCGCGGCGCAGAATGTACAACTGGAACATTTTAGAAAGATGCGGTATCATGCTTAAAATCTCAGTAGACGCCGCCCCCGTCCTGTCCCGGCTCAAGAAGCTGGCCGCCGCCGGTTCCGACCTCAGCGCTCCGCTGTCCGTCTGCGGCGAGATTCTCCTCTCTTCCGTCGAGGAGAACTTCCAGCGCGGCGGGCGTTACGGCTCTGCCGGCAGCTGGCGGGGCGGCGGCACGCGGTGGGCGGACCTCGCGGACAGCACGAAAGCGGCGCGGGCGAAGCGCGGCAAGTGGCCGGGGAGGATTTTGGATATGTCGCAGGGCGGCCTCGCCGCGAGCATTTCAAAGACCGTGCAGGGCAACGCCGTGACCGTCGGCACCAACAAGCGGTACGGTGCGATCCACCAGTTCGGCGGTCAGGCGGGACGCGGGCGCAAGGTAACGATCCCGGCGCGGCCTTTCTTAGTCGTGCAGGACGAGGACGTAGAGGATATGATGGATGTGCTCGACAGGTACATCGCCAAACAATAGCAGCGTAATGGGGAGGGGCGGATGCGTACACAAAAAATTTTAAGTAGTGGCGGTATCCGGGGCGGCTCGCATAGAGGCCCTTTAGGGCGCGTTTGCCCGCTCGCCGCCCAAACGGACGCCGGAAATTTCTTAAACGTTTTTAAATGGGTTTTAAATGGGGTGCGGCGGTGATCCAGCGCAAGCCCGGCACTTACTTCCGCGTTACCAGCGATCGTCGGCCGCCAAAGCGCCCGGACGACGGCTTTGATGTGACAGACGACGACTTCGACGTGATAGTCGAAACCGGCAACTCTGCGGTCATAGTCAGGGAGACCGGTTCGGCGGATGTGGTGATAATCGAAAAGGGGCAGCCTGTCGTCCCCAAACGCCACTGGTACATGGACAGCGGCCCTACAGAATATTTTGTGGGCTCGGCGCTGGAACTCGCCGAGGTGGCGCAGATCATAAACGGGGAGTTCGTGTACGATGCCGAGGTGGTGGGCGTGGACACGTTTGAGGGTAAGAAGATAACACTGACCGCCGACATCGACCTATCGGGCTTTTCTGGAGGGCGTGGCTGGGTGCCGGCGGGCAATGGGGGGTGGCATGAGGTGCCGGGTGAAGATGTGGAAATGACCCACACGCTGCACCGCTTTAATATGGCAACGGGATTGCCGGTAGTACCCTCGGCGAATACCCTGATTAACGCGCCGAACGATGTGTGGGTGGGCTGGCAGTACATGCTGCAGTTCCGCGATGACGGCAAGGTATCGCTTTACGTCGCATGGTGGAATGCTGAGCTCGAACAGCCGGAGTTCTTTGAGGTGGACGTTTTGGAATACAGCGCCGATAGCGGCAGATTGCGCATCCCTGATGTGGGATTCGACTGGCCGTATCGGTTGGAGGACGGCAGTATAGTGATTACCCACGGCTGGATGCCTGGTGAACCTTCTTGGGTGCACTCAGCGTTTCGCGGCACGTTTGATGGGGCCGGGCACACCATACATGGCCTCACGATGCACGAAGACGGCGGTCATGATTGGTGGGATGCCGGTTACGGCTTGTTTGGGGTCGGCCATGATTGCACAATAAAGAATCTTATTATGGCCGGCGTGGATATTAAATTTGATGGACGACATAATACCGGCGGCATTATCGGACTTGCCGACGGGGGGAGTATGGTCGTTACGGATTGTCGTGTAAGTGGCCGGATTGATACCGTGAGCTCTAACATTGGCGGCATTATCGGGTATGCTTACAGCGAGAATACGGTTGTTACAAATTGTCGTGTTGACATCACGATTACTGGCGGCAGGGGCGTGGGTGGTATTATTGGCCAGTCAGAGAGCGAGAATACGGCAGTTACAAATTGTCGTGTCAACTTTGATGCTGTGGGCTACGTGGAGCGGCGCGTTGGCGGTATTATTGGAAACAGCCTCCATGGCGACAGGGTAACGGTTACGGACTGTCAGGTAAACATCCATGCTGATTTTTCTCAAGATACTGAGTTAGGCGGTATTGTAGGGAACGTGGAGGCTAATACATTTGAGCTTACAAATTGTCATGTTGACGGCAGTATTAATGCAACAACTCGCTCAGGTGGATTGGGAGGTGTAGTACTTGGCTATGACATAACAATCAGCCATTGCAGCTTCTCCGGTGATATAGTGGCTATCACTGGGTACGTTGGAGGATTGTTCGGGGAAATATACGCTGGGCTTGGTATAGTGCAAAGTTGTCTTGTGACGTGCAACCACACTTTTCATAATTTGGATATTTCTTATGTCGGCGGCATTGCCGGGTGGGTGCATGGTGATGACATTACAATTACCGACTGCGCGGTGGACTGGAGTATTAACACAGATGCCGGTGGGTGGGATATTGGTGGTATTGTTGGGAGGATAGCAACTTCGGGCACTGAGCGAATATTACGCTGTTATGTTATCGGGGCTGTTAATGGCCAGGTACGCCTCGGCGGTATTATTGGGGCTAACAGTAACCCCGCATCAACAATATCAGATTGCGTGGCCGCAGTGAATGTAAGTGCCGATTCGTTTTTTGACGGCTCTGGCGGAGTTGCCGGGGTGTATCGGGGCACTATAACCCGCTGTTACAGTATCGGTAGTGTTCATGGCTATTCCTCACGTAGTTATCTCGGTGGTATTGTGGGCGTATCCGAGGGCGGGACGGTTACTGATTGTGCCGCACTTAACCCTAGCGTATCAGCTACAATACATGAATTTCGCCCAACACGCCGAATTGGCCATAAAGGTGTTCAAGATGTGTCGGTGTTTAACACCAATGTGGCGTTTGCCGGCATGGCTGGCACGCATAATACTGACAAAGGCCCCGGCGGTGAAGATGGTGCCGACATCACAGCCGCTGAGGTCATGGCCGACCCAACAATTGGCGGGCGTTTTACACCCGAAAACGGCTGGACAGTAGAGCACGGCAAACTCCCCGGCCTCTTCGGAAAGCCGGTGGATATGCCGGGGCACATAACATTGACGTAAAGGATATATCCGGCGGGCACACACGGCACGCCGGTTTGTGTATAACTTAAAACTATTATCAAAACAAGGACCGGGGTAGGTATGATTAACGCAAAAGTATTAGTCGCGGATGTTATTAGGATAGAAGACTTGAAGGAAAACTTCAAAGATGACCACATTAAGCCCGGACAGTGGGCGCGCGCTGGCGACACTAACGAAATCGTCTGCCGCGACCTGAACGGGAAGTATCATTTTATAGGCGGCGCGGCAGTGCCAGGCATAGTGGAGGACTTGAAGGAGAACTTCAAAGATGACCGACTTGAGCCCGGCCACTGGGGGTGGGCGTTTGACACCAACGAAATTGCCCTCCGCTCTCTTGCCGGCGAGTACCACTTCTCATTAACCCTGAAATCGCGTGGACAGATAACAGGGGAGCGATATGTCGGCGATGCCAATACAGGCCCGTTTATTGTGCTGTCGAACCCGCCCGGCGGAGGAGCAGGCAATGATTTGATATCGTTGCACAACAGGGGGTATAATGTAGGCCATAGGCATTTGGGGCTTGCAGCGGGCGATGTGACCACATATGTGGCACAACCAGCAGGCAGTTTGGTTAGCAAGATGTCCGCAGCAGGTTTTGTCGCACAAAACCCGCAAAACAGATTTGCCAGCCTATCTCCCGGAGAGATTACGGTACAGAACCCACTTTCCACAACGCCGGGCAGGTGCATTTATACTGACGGGGCATGGACTTACTATATGCAGGACGTTACCGGAGCAGCGTTCACCGAGTGGGACTGGCGTATCGGGCTAAAACTTGACGGTCAGGGTAGCCGCCCGCACCTCGCCGTAGAATACTACAGCGGCGGTGGTGAGTGGATTAGGGGAAGCTGGTTTGTATGAGGATAATATGGATGCGCTTGACAGGCGCATCCGTAAACTATAACCAAAACCATTTTCACAGGAGTGTGCAGTATGAGAAAGTTTTTCAGGAAGCTTGGCAGTCGTAAGCTGTGGGTGACGATCGCCGGTATCATCACCGGCGTTGCCGCGGGCGAGCCGGTTTTGTCCACCGTCGTCTCGGCCGCTTACGTGGTCGCGCAGGGCATAGTAGATGCGTCCGGTAAGGGCGGGGAGGGGGCCGGCGATGCTGTGCAAGAATAACGGAGAGTGCGATAAGGTGAGGGCGGCGCTTGCGCCGCTCTTCACCCCCGTGAAGCAGACCAATAGCGCAGCTGCTACGGCAGCACCAGCTGCTACGCCCGCCCCGCCGCCCTTGCCTACAAAGCTGACGCCGATGAACCCGTGGCAGTTCCGGTTCACGTACATGGTCGGCCTGCTGATTGCGTTCGCGTATAACCGCGGTTACACGCTGACGTTCGGCAACGCCCGGACGGATAGGAGTTGCACCGTCTGCGGCGGCGGCAAGCGCAAGGCGTCAAGCTTGCACTTCGATGGGCTGGCAATCGACCTCAACTTGTTCAAAGATGGAAAGTATCTGCCTGCCACGGCTGATCACCGAGAACTCGGCGAGTATTGGGAATCTCTCGGCGGTTGCTGGGGCGGCAGATTCAACGATGGTAACCACTATTCACTTGCATACAACGGGAGGAAATAACCATGACCGGACTTGTCGGTAACATGAGGAGGTTTAAACATGCCTAAAACATTCTTTGAGCACGGAACGATCGTAACGGCGGAGTTCCTGAACCGCATCTTCAGGCATCTCGGCGGCCACCGCCACGACGGGAAAGACGAGGACGGCAGCGCCAATAAGATCAATCTGACGAACGCTGCAGAGGTTACCGGCCAGCTGCCGGCGGCGAATCAGGGTATGCACCGTCATACCGGCACACCGGGCCTCGGCGCAACTCAGGGGAAGATTACCCTGTCCGACGAGGTGCAGGGGATACTGCCTGCGGAGAACTACGGGCCGCACCGGCACGGCGAGGGGAATCAGGGGAAGGTTCGCCTCTCGACAGACGTAGATGGAGTGCTGCCGGTGTACAACCTCCCTTTCCACAGCCACTATACGGAACAGATGGTAGAGTCAGACAACCCCGCGTTCAACGGCAAGTACGCATCGTTTTTGAAGGTATTCACAGATGATGTCTCGCTGACGAGCCTGATCACGGTGTCCATCCCCAGACTTTCGGGGGTCACTGTGAACGCCGCTGGCCTAACTAGGGATTTCTTTCAGGAGGGTACTGTTCCGCTGGCTTTTCGGCCGACCGATGTGGTGGCGGTTCCGTTTTCTGTCACCGACGCCAGCGGTTACCTTGTGGCGACGGCAACATTTGGACTAAACGGTACATTAACTTTCCGATTCTCAGCGGCGGTATCCAACGTCACCATCCCCGCGTTCTCGTTCCAGTTCCGGCGTTCAGATCCAGCCTGATGATCCCCCAAAAACACCGTGACCTGCTCCGCAGGTCACGGCCCGCCTACTCCGTCACGCGGCTACCGACTGCTCCCGCATTCTCATAGAGGTCCTGAATTGCTCAGCGTCGGCGTGTTCTATAAATTCGACGGTTTTGTCATAGTTGGCTTTAACGACCTGCTTGATATCGTTGAGCGACACGTTGAAGAATTCACGCCTCGTGTTTACCCAGTTCAGCTTATTGCCCTCAAAAGCCCTGTGCAACGCCGCTTCAAGCGCGGGAGCGTCCTCGCAGAAGATCATGGCGTGGATGTCGAAATCAAACGGTACAGAGGCATCGCCGAGCTCGTCAACGCGCTCCTGCGGGTCGAGGCGGCGGGTCATACCTATCTTGTACACGTTTTCACCAAACGCGCCAATGTTCGAAATAACGTACACATAGCCGGCCCGCTGGTTTGCCGCCCGGTAGTCTACGTCCTTTATGGCCTTTTCAACGTCTTCGAGCTTCGCTTCAATCTCCTGCTTCTTGGCAAGTAGCGCGTCCCGCTCCGCCTCAGATGCGTTATCAATCTGAGCGTTTAATTTAAGAAGCGCGTTCTCGTAGTGGCTCTGCTCTTTTTCAGCCTTTTTACGCAGTTCCTCTATCTCCCGCTGGAGTTTGGCCTCTTCCCTCATTTGTTCCCGGATGGCCTTTTGATCCTCCTTCTCCTGTTGCTTTTTCTGCTGGTATTCCAGCGCCAGCCTCAGTTCGTCAATTTTGGCATTGTAGTATCTGTCAGTAATTTCCAATCTCATCATTTGACCAAGTTTCGATATCGCCTCGCGAGATGACGTGATCCGCTTCAGGCTCGCGTCAAAGTTACTGTATTTAACACGCGCTACGATTTCGTCACACTCACCGTTAAAGGCCCGCAAAAGGAGCTTTTGCATATCTTTTAACATCTTTTTGCCCTTAGCGGCGCTGCCGTCAACTGTCCAGTTCGCGTTCCCCGTAACTGCTAAATCGGTCTTTATTAGCTCTTTTTGCCGGGTTCTTATCCTCTCAAGCTCTGCTTTGTATGCTTCCGCATTTGAAAATTCGTATTTTGGCGTGTACAGACCGAATGACTGAAGAAGCACCTCTTCTTCCACAAGAATGAGTTCAGCACTTTTAACTTCGATAGTATCACGCAAATATTTTAATTTGCCGTCCTGATATGTAATGCTTGTTTGCTGGGCTACTTTCTTTTCCTCTAATTTTTTTATTTCTTCCCGTAAGACGTCTATCCTTTGCTGCTCCGGAGTTAATCGTGCCTTTAGGGCCTCAATAGTTGCCGTCAACTGCTCAATTTCCTTCTTCTCTTTCAGGCCAAACAAGGACATACGCACCCCCGATTTTCATTGTTATGGTTGATAAAATAGCTATTAAGTAGCTATAATAATCTAATATTTAGCGTTACAAATGTCCAATTTTTTCTTACGGTGGCACAGGGGACGGGCGGGGGAGGTTGGCACCTTTGGGGATAAAAATGTATAGTCGCGGAAAATGTGCCGAATTCGGCACATTTATTTTCCCTGCTTCTCTTCCAGTAACGAAATATACTTGTTCAGATGGTCTATTGTCTGGGTTAGGCGGCGGTTTTCGGCTTGGAGGTCGAAAATTATCTTTGGATAGCCATCTTCGGGTATATGAGTGGTTTCGCCTGTTATTTCATCTTTTGCCACGATTTCTTCCTTGGCCTTGAGATATTCCTTGTTGACCCTATCAAGGAACTCCTCTGAGGGGATTACCTTTCCCTCGCCAATCGCCCCAAGGAATGCTATTGGGACATTTAGGCGCTTGGTGGCATCATAGGGGTCTTTGAGCAATTTTATGGCGAATTTTACATCTTTCCGCATTCTGTCCGTTACCGTGCCACTTTGAAACCACGCCAAATTCACGTGGAAACGGGCGGCGAAGGCCGTTATGAACTCGATGGGGATTCGCTGGGTTTTCCCAGTCTCATATTTTGCATAAGTCTGTTGGGAAAGCCCGAAATCCACCGCAATATCGCCTTGGGGAAGGCTATAAATCTCACGAATTAAAGAAAAGTCGTTTTTTTTCATTTTTTCCTTGCTTTTTACAACAAAACAATGTAAATTTACTATATAGTGTTGTTAAATTACGTCGATACAGAGTAATCACTCTATAAGGAGCTCCTATGCTAAAGCGCAATTTTGCCATTGCACTAGCCTATTCCGGCCTAAAAGCGGCCGAGTGGGCCAGAGGCAACGGATTCTACCACTCCAATGTGATTCAAGTCCTTTCTGGCGAAGTCACCTCCGCACGGATCCTACATGCGGTGGAGGGCTTCACCAACGAACAACTTTCGGCTCTGGCAAAAGAGCTGGTTGGTGTTGCATAGATAATATAAGTATCGTGTCAAGGTTATTGCAAAATAAAGTGCATTGGCGGTGTAGTGCTGCCAAAAAACCATAAACGGAAGGGATTGGTGTGATGGTAAAGAGTAGAGATACGGGAGGGGCTACCGCCATTGGCCCACGCATCCTAAAGGCCATGCGCGAGGCAGGTATGACGCAGGCGGAGTTGGCAGCGGCCGTTGGAGTAGACCAATCCAGTGTATCGGGCTGGGGAGCAGGTAAGTACCCTAGGGCAAACAAACTCCCCCTTATTGCAAAGGTCCTCGGCGTTGACGTACAGAGTTTTTTCTCTGACCCGGATGAAGTTATCAGGGTTGAAGAGGATTGTTGTACAAACACCCCTGTTACACTGAGGAGTTTGCACTTTGAGGTGGTACAGGTGTCTAACTCTCCTTGGTACAGAGTGCGGTTTTTTAAAAATTTTGGGCGCGCAACAAAAGATGTGGAACGTCGCTTTGTACTTAAAAACCTTTCAGCTATTACCGTAGTACTGCGAGAAGCGTTAAAAGATATGAGCGCGGAGGTGAAACTATAAATGTACGTATTCCCAAACCAAGAGGAAATCGCCCAAGGAATCGTCAAGTATAAAGGCTTGATTAACCCAAATGACAAAGATGTTATTGCCCTGCTTGCGCGTGAGGTGGCAATGGGTAAAGTTGCGGAACGAGTACTTGAACTTTTAAACCATAAACCAGAGGAGGTAGTTTGTGAAAAGTAAAAGCGATGCTGTAGCTGTTGGAGTGCAGGGCGGTGATATTGTGACCGAAATCCCATTGGAAAACATTGTCCTTGGACAGCGGTTCCGTCAAAACTACGGTGACACCAAGGGGCTTGCGGACTCAATCGCCGAGACGGGTTTGCAGCACCCAATTACGGTCGTTGCGTCCACAGCTACCACGGGTAAGTATCTCCTTGTGGCAGGTGGGCGGAGGTATATGGCGTACAGAGACCATCTCAAAAGAGAGGCTATCCCTGCCATTATAAAGACACTTATTAACCCTAAGGCCGCAGAGATAGAGGAAAACAACCAGCGCAAGCCGTTCACGCCCCGTGAGATGTTGGCTATTGCCGAAGCGGTTATTGCGGATGTAGGGGAACGCCGGGGTGCTCCGCCAAAAAATGGTGGAGTGGACATCCCAAACCAAACCTACCCTATCCGCAAAGGTGAAAAAACGCGCGATTATGCTATACGGGTATCCGGCTTGGGTAGTCATGGTACTTATGAGAACGTTAAGGCTGTTTACAGCGATCAAACCATAGAAGCCGTCCAAAACGCTCTCGATGAGGCGGCAATCTCTATAAACTGCGCGTACGAGTTAAGCCTTCAACCTGCAAAAAAACAGCTCACCCTCCTCGACGGCATCCGTAGCGGTGACGCTGTCAACAAGAAGAAGCTCCGCAAGCAGGCCGAAGAGCGGCGCGAAGAAAAGCGGCTGACGAAAGCGGGTATTAATCCCAAGAAGACGAACAATCCCAAGGCCCCCGCTAATGACGAGGACTGCCACGGCGTAGTCTATGCCTCGCCCAACTTCTATAACTCGAAGGTCGAAACGCTCGCCGCGTTCCCGATACATAGCCACATATTGAACGAGTCGCTGGTTATGATTGAGGCTTTGAGCATCCACGCCCACAAAGCCTACGAGCTGGCGGCAGCGTGGAACCTCGTCCCTAAAGACGTGTTGGCGTTCTACCCACCCCGTACCAAGAAAAAGCCCGGCGGCTATACGGACACGGAGTCAAAGGTTGTCGTTATCTGCGGCTATGATGAAGAACCCAGCGTTTCTTTCAGCAAGGTGCGGCTGCCTTTTGTCCACAATGTCGAGGATATTGTTATGGGCCCCCGCGAGACTATTGCGCGGCACTTTCAGTATCAGGGCTGCACGCTGTTGGATGCTACCTTGTCTGAGAAAGAGGCTCACGGTCGGTGGATGAGTTGCCGCGCTCGTTATGGGTACTGTATTGAGTAGCTCTTAAACGCTTGTAAAAAGGGGGTTAAGAGTGGTGTGGGTAGCGCTTAAAGATGTCGCTGACAAGATGGGAGTAACCGCACAGGCTTTCCGTGATACGCACGGCAGGCCCGTGCGTTATCGCCCGTCCCCTGCCGGGGCGGAGGTATTATTGTCTACTCTCCCCGGCAACATCCAAAAGCGTTGCCACGCCATTGTCCCCCAAGAACCGGCGCAGGAAGAGTGTGCCCCGGTTTGTGAAGTGGAGCCTACAGCTGTTCAAGGCCCACCCATGGCAGCAAATACGCCGAGTGCGGGGTTAGATATGGAATTCCTCGAACTCTACAATAACGCCCCGCATTACAACAGGGTGCAGTTTGATACTTACTACCCGATTGTCTCCGATTACCAAAAACACAGGGGAACATTGACGCTTGCGGCGGTCGTTGAGCAATACAACCAAGAACATCCCGAAAAAACGATTACTGTTAAGACAGTATACGCGAAGCTCAAAAAGTTCCGCGAGGGTGGCAAAGCCGCCCTGCTCGGTGGCTATGGCAAAAATCGCGGCAAGACGACTGCCCCTGAGTCTATGTATGAAACCTATAAAGCCTGCATAGAAATGAACACCGGGGTCAGCAAGGCCAAAGCGTGGCAAGTTGCCGCAGGCTTGGAGATTGAGAACGGCAGTAGCTTGACGGGGCTTCCAAAGGTGGGTACGCTTGACCGTGCGTATAAAAACAGAACCCCCAACTCTGTGGCCGTTTTGGCAAGAGAGGGTTTTGCCGCATATAACAGAAAATGCGCCCCGTATATCAAAAGGGATGATAGCGGAGTGCTTGCCGGAGAGTATTGGATGGCCGACCATTTTCTGGCTGATACTCTCGTGATGGTTAATGGTTATAAAAAGCCCCAGCGCGCGTGGGTTACTGTTTGGGCAGACGTTAAGTCGCGGATGATACTTTCGGCTTTTGCTTATATTGGCGACCCTAACGCAGACGATATTTTTACCGCTATTTACGCGGCAATGTCAGAGTATGGAGCGCCCAGTAGTATTCTCGTGGATAATGGCAAAGACTTTCGCGCAAAAGACCTCACAGGGGGCCGGAAGGGCAGCAAGCGCCTTTCTATGGCTCATCAGTTGGGTATGAAGGTTCACTTTGCAATCCCGTACAACCCGCAAACAAAGCATATCGAGCGGATGTTTAGAACGCTTCACGCGAGTACATCCGTGTGGTTCAAAGGGTTTTGTGGTGGAAGCGTAGCTAAAAAGCCGGAGTGCCTTGAAAAAAATGTAGCGTCCGGCGCAATAGAGACTTTTGACGAATTTGTAAGGCGTCTTCAAGATTATGTTGTAAACGTCCAGCCAAAGATGCCGTTCACGTCGGGCCACCATAAGGGGCTGTCGCCGTCTCAGATTTGGAATGAAGAGTACCCTATTGCAAGAAAAGATGGTAAGGTGCGGGAGATACCTATAGACCAACTCGATAAACTCTGCTATCGAACATCCAAAGACCTCACTATGGCTCGCGGTGGAATTAGAGATAGTGATTTGCGCGGTACGTATATACCACTAACCATTCAACCGCCAGACCGCCGAAAGGTTTATCTTGAGCGCCTGCATAGCGCGTTAGACTATGCAGATGTATACGATGCGGCGACCTGCGCATTTATCTGTAGCGCTAAAGCGGTTTGGGATGTTCCTTTCAATGTTGATGATGACATCGGTCGGGACAAGTTGAAGGAGGCTTCCAATATGAAGGGTTATGTGATTAAGGCTACTAAAGAAGCGGCTGTTCCAAGTTGCGTCATTACGCCGGAGGTTGCGCTTCGCGGGTTAGGCGTATACGCTAAAGCGGCAAGTAATGATGACGGTACAGAGCTTTCTAATATCCATAATACGGACGGCCATATAATGATAACGAGCAAGGCGGAAGTACTCGCCAAAATAGCGGCACAGAAGGAGGAGGGTCTACAAGATATGTCCATCCTCGGTATGGACAGTATTGTCCCACCGCGCAAGAAGCCGTTATTCGGTCTGGAAGCAGATCGTGACGATGAAGACGATTTTAACGAAGTTGCAATATTTAAAGCGGGATAGATACAACCGGTGCGGCACTCCCGCCGCGCCACTTTATAACCATAAACGGAAGGGGTAAGTGATGGTAGACATTAATGATGGAGTGCGCGGCGGAAAAGCGCAGTACGCAACAGAGAAGTTCAGCGTGGCTGAATTCAGGGACGACCTGAAAACGTGGCTTGAAGAGCGTGACTGGTCTCTGGCCACAATGGCTAAGGCTGCCGGTATCAGCGCGGCTACGCTTAGCCAGTTCGCGGCGGGTAAGTATCCAGGTGATGTATTGGCTGTTTACAAGAAGGTCCTCGCGGTTATGGCACGCGAAAAAGACAAGTCGGCATCGCCAAAGATAGAAAGGGGGTTCATCGAAACGTCGGCGTCTAAGCGTGTCTTTGAAATCGCGCGTAACTGCCACGTAGTCGGCGAAATAGGTGTCTGCTATTCAGCGGCGGGTTTGGGTAAAACCGAGTCGGTACGCGAATACACAAGGCGGCACTCCGATGTAATCCTTATTGAGGCCGACCCGTGCTATACGGCTAAAGTGTTATTTGGCGAATTGCGTGAACTTATAGGCGGCACGTCCCGCGGGAATCTTTATGATGTCTTCGTAGAGTGCTGCCGTCGGCTCAAAGGCAGCGGTCGCTTGTTGATTGTAGACGAGGCCGAACAGCTCCCGTACAAGGCGCTGGAGTTACTGCGCCGTCTCCACGACAAAACCGGCATCGGCATTCTGTTGACAGGTATGCCCAAATTATTGGCTAATCTTAAAGGTCTCAACGGTGAGTACGCACAGCTCTACAGCCGGGTAGGTATCGCTATAAAGTTGATCGCGCTCAAGGAGAAAGATACCTCGGCAATACTCGCGGTACTGCTGCCGGATTGCGGCGAGACACTTCACAAGGCATTCCACCGGGAAAGCGCCGGGAACACCCGCCGCCTGTTCAAAATAGTAACACGCTCACAGCACATTGCGAAAATTAATAATATGGCGATCGACGAAAGTGTCATAGAGGCTGCCGGCAAGTTCGTAAAGTTGGAGGCAATGTCCTGATGGCGACACGTGGCCAACTCTCGATGATCCACACGCTGAAGTCGAAGATAGGCATGGCGGACGAAGACTACCGTGCCCTGCTTTCGGGCTTCGGTGTGGAATCATCGAAAGAACTGACAGGGCCGGGAGTGAAGGAACTGATTGAGGCGCTGATGCGGTTAGTGCCCGGCGGTGCCCTATCGTTCCCGCCCCGGCGCGTAAAGACGGCAAGCGCGGACGATGTTTTAAGCGGCAAGGTACGCTGTGCGGACAGTAACGAAGTGGCGACCTTCAAACAGCAGGCGATGATCCGCGCAATGTGGAACGAAGTCTCCCGCGCACCGGAATCTGAGAGGGCGCAAGCTCTCAATAACTTTCTCGAAAAGCGCTTTCAAATCAGCCACATCAGATGGCTGCCGCGTGAGCGCGTCGGGAAGGTGATCCGAACGCTGGTGGCAATGAAAAAACAACAACCCAAAACCGAGGAGGTGTAGAATTATGTCAGGCTCAAAAGAAGTACAAATACCGGAAGGCTTTATGATGGATCACCGCGGCTGTCTTGTCCCGGAGGACATCGTAAAGGAGATAGACAAGGCCCGTAACAACCTCGTATATGAGATTGTGGCGAAAGCCCTGTTGTTGAACGAAGAGCTCGCCGCCTTCAAGAGTAAGGCGATGGCCGATGTTAAGGCGTTCGTCGAGCTGAGCGCGGAGCGGTTCGATGCTAAGGTAGGCGGGCTCAAAGGCAACATCACCCTCACCTCCTACGATGGCCGCTATCGCGTCCAGCGTTCGATCAACGAGTACATCACTTTCGACGAGTCCTTGGAGGCTGCCAAAGCTCTGCTGGACGAATGTCTGGAAAGTTGGATATCGGACACGTCCGACGAATTAAGAAAACTGGTAAACTTCGCGTTCAAAAGCAACAACGCCGGCAAGCTCAGCACTCAGAGGATTATGGGATTGCTCAAGGTAGACATCAAGGACCCGCTCTGGATGAAAGCGATGGAGGCGATCAAGGAGTCAATCACGATCAGCGGCTCCAAGGCTTATATAAGGATATATAAGCGGGTCGGCGACACCGACGAGTACAAGCAGATCAACCTCGATCTGGCGGCAGTAGATGTTGGCTGAACCTCTTTTGGCCGGTATAAGCGCCACCGATATCCAGTCGGAGCAAATGCAGGAGGTAGCCCTGCATTGTGGTCTGGATGTCGCGTTGGCGCTTATGTCCAAGATGCCGGGGTTGGAAATCTACATCCCGGCATCGGCCAAAAAGGCTGATGATTGGCAGTACGTCAAAGATAATTACAACGGCTACAACGCCGCCACGGTAGCTGGCCGCCTCGGCCTAAACCGCGAGGATGTCATCCACCTCTCCAAGCAGCCGGCTCCAACTGCCGGCAGATCCTCGAACGAGCACCTCGATAGGGTTGCCGAGCTATGTGGCCCTGAAACGGCCCAATGTCTGGCTCACAACTTTCCCGGATGCCGCTTTTACATCCCCCGTAACGGCCTTTCAATAGCCATTAGAAAGCACATTGAAAGGTCATTTAACGGCACCAACACCCAAGAATTGGCTCTCGCCTGCGGCGTCTCCGAGCGGCACGTAAGGCAGGTAATTTCCGAAAAATACCAATCCACCGCCCAGCTATCGCTATTCGACCAATAAATTAGCAAAAAAACGAAAATTTCCCAAACTACGCGATGAAATCGGTAATTTTACCCACTTTCCGGTAGTTTTGAGAAATTTGAGAAAACCGTTCGATGTGGGGACTAAACGCCTGAAAATAGCAGACTTACAGAAATCTGAAAATCTCTCTCAAATTCCCAAACTACCTAAAAGCCTATACCCCGCAAAAAAATCACGCATGAGCGACAGCCCCCGGTCGCCCGCAGCGCAGAGGCTGGAAATATATCCCCGTAAGGTTCCCGTGGAGAAAACATACCGCCGCGAAGCTCCGGCGATATGGGCCGACAGGCACAATTTTGCGAACTCCCCCCTGCGTTCTCTAAGATTTTACAAAAACGCCCTCGGCTTTGCGTAAATGCCGGCAATATAAGAGCGTGCCGGGATAATTCAATTTATCTTTATTATGCGCCGGACAATTTCCGCCGAGTGCTTTGAGGCGATGGGCAAGAACTCGTCGAACGTAACGGGGGATTCTGCGCCGGCAATGTCGGAGATGGCGCGTATAACTATAGCCGGAACGGAAAACAGGCTGCAGCAGTGGACAATCGCCGCGCTTTCCATCTCCACCGCGGCAACGTCAGGGAAAAGGCTGCGCAGGTTGGCGATGTCTTCCGGGCGGTGCATGAATGCGTCGGCGGAGGCTATAAGCCCGCAGCGGTAGTTGAGGGCGGCCGGGAGCGCCCCTTCCGCCTTGAGCTCGCAAAGGGCCTTTTCCGCGCCGGCGACAAGGTCTTCGCTTACAAGAAAGACCGGCGGGTGCCCGGGAAGCTGCCCCGGAGCGTAGCCAAAGGCGGTAACGTCTACATCGTGCGACAACAGGCCGGTGGAGATAACCACATCGCCGAAACTGAGCCCGGACGCTATGCCGCCGGCGGAACCCGTATTCATGACGAAATCCGGCTTGAATACGTGAATTAAGAGCGTGCACCCCACGGCGGCGTTTACCTTGCCTATGCCGCATTGCAGCAAAACGACATCCTTGCCCTCAAGCCTCCCCGAAAAAAACTCAAACGCGCCGAACTTTGACACGGTTGGATTTTCCAAGGACGCGCGAAGAAGGTCCACTTCCTGCTTCATTGCGCCTATAACGCCCGTCACGTCGCCCTCCCGGCTATATGTTGATGGCAAGCCCCATACCATAAATATACATTCCGCCTCAAAATGAGCATTTTTTTTCACGCGCAATGCAGGCGGGTATCAGCAACCACATAATTTTCTAAATTTATCACCGTCCCCCGCCCCAAAAACGGCCCCACCGGTACCAATTTGGGGCGGATTATGGCTGGTTTTGGGGGGCTGACGGGGGCGATTTTGACCGAATTTCGGCCTCCCGGACCGCCCCGTATGCCCCAAAGCGCCATTTTTGCCGTTTTTTTGCTTTTGGTGCGGGAATTTAGTATATTTATAGTATAGGAGCAGAGGGATAATGGCCGAACTTAAATACAAACTCACGAACGACACGCTGTTCAAGCTGTTTTCGCTGAAATACGAGAAAACGCTGTTTAAAAGGCTGGTTGCGGCGCTGCTCAGCGTACGGGTAGAGGACATTGGGCCGGATTTTCGTATTACCAATTCCGCCATGCCGCCGGAGGCGCTGGGCGAGAAATTCTGTCATTTGGACATCAATATGACGGTAAACGGCCAGTGGGTAGATTTGGAGATACAGGTCGAGGATGATAAGGACTACCCCGAACGGTCGCTGTACTATTGGGCGAGGGAGTATTCAAGCGCGTTGCCGATGGGCGAGGATTACGGTAAATTACCCAGAACGATAGTCATAAGCATCGTATGTTTTTCGATGTTTAGTTGTGCGGAGTACCACTCGGAATTCGGGCTGTTTGAGGCAAAACGCCACGAG